CCGGGATCGGCTTTGTCGCGCTTGGAGTGAGGGATGTGGTACGGGTCCAGACTGTTCAGGCCGCGCAGCGCCACGTCGTAGACCGCGTCCTGTGCGGCAACGATGAAGGGGTACACGTCGATATTGCCGCTGGTGGCCACATCAAGCAGGCCGGTGGTGCCGACCGCGGCGCCGCTGCCCGCGTAGGGGGCGAGCTCGGGCGACAGGATGAAACGGAACTCCTCGCAGGAGCCGATTTCTTCCTCGCAGATCGGCATCTTTTGCCCGTACTTGGCACAGGGGATAAACCCGGGCAAGTCACGGACATCCGATTCAGCGTCGGTGTGCACGAACACCAGGAACGATGCCTCGACCGCGTAGGTATCGTAGTTCGCGCTGGCCGCCAGCATCTTGCGCGGCTTCTTCGCGTGGTTCGCTTTCAGCGTGCGCGACATCCGGCGCAACTGGATGAGACTGATCGCCTCGTCGACCGTGGCGCGACTGGACCCGCCGGAATACTGCACGTTGGTGCACGCTTTCATGGTGCCGTAGCGCACCATCTCACGCACCAGGGCCATGCGCTCGCCGGTCTGGATTTTCATTTCTTCGGGGATATCGTCCTCGTAGAGCTCGGCAGCCTTGTCGGTGTAGCTGTACAAGCACCCGTACTGGATCTGCTTCACGTTGACATCCACGGGAGTCAGCTGATCCGCGGTCGGGGTCACGCCTTCCTGGATGATATGCGCGGCCGCATTCACGGACGGACGGTTTTGCGTGTTCACGTTCGTCGTGGTGGCGCCGTAGGGCAGGTAACGACGGTAGGTGATGTTGTCGCCCTGGTTCTTGGGCATCTGCTTGGGATGCGTGCCAAGGGCCAGAACTTCGAGGGGGATCGCGTGGGCTAAGATTTCGCCTTTAACTTCGTTAATGCGACCCGCGTTGGTGTTGTAAGCTGTCATGCCAGGCATAGCGAATTACTCCGTCACAAAGTTGTCTGTGAGGAGCGCTTACCTTGGGGAGTTGGGCCTACCGGTTGTGGTGCCGGCTTGCCTTTTTGAACCCACGACTAAACGCTTCCTCGTCCGATACTCCGGTAACGGGATTAGTGTCGACCCCTCGGGTCGGTGCACTGCGCCTCAATCGTGCTTGCATGGATTGCTGCTGACTGGCTACTGATTCACGCCTCGCCTGGCTGGATTCTCGGGCATCCTTGAATCGATCCAACAACTCGATCGAATCACGAGGATCACCCTTAAACATGCCCCTGCCACGGTCATCCCACCAATCGGGGAAGTCCTCTGCCCATCCTTCGATGATGGCATTGGCCTCCTCAACTCTGGCCTGGTATCCAGGTGACTTGTCGTCGGCAATCAAGCGCGCGTACTGCGCGTACTCCTGTTGCGACGGACCACCCTTCAACACAAACCCGCGGAACTCTTCTGTGGTAGCGACTTCCTGCCAATCGCTGTGCAGGTATCCGAGCAACTCCTCGCCTACCTGCCTGGAGACATCTACAGGCAGGCGCTCACTACTGCCCCGCTGTACCTGTTGCTCCAGTGCACCCAGTTTCTCGTAGACATTCTCCAACTCTGCTTTGAGTGGAGCGATTTCACGAAACTCCTGGATCGACTCGTCAATCTCCTTGAGGTGTTTCAGCGTCTCCGCGCGCTCCTTGGCAGACTGACCGCCCTGGTCGAGCTTTTGCTTGAGCTCATCGCGTTCCGCTTTCACCGCCGAGAGGTCGCTGTTCAGCGTACCTACCCGGCCCTCCAAACGCCGCATGCGCTTGCGCACATCATCCAGTTCGGCATTGGCGGTCGCTTTCGCGCCCTCCACTGTCTCACCAGGTGCATCTTGCTCTGCGGGTGTATCTGCTGCGGGTCTGTCGCCGGGCCTTAGATGGGATCCAAGGGTCTGCTCGCCGCCTGCTGATTCAAAGCCTTTCGCAAAGCTCGCTGCTGCTTCGTCGGGAGACTGCGCGTCGCCTACCTCTTCGTCCGGTTCTTCGCCAGGGATGTAGCCAATTGGCTTCTCATCCTGGGATTCAGCGGTTGTGTCGGTAGTGCCAACTGCGCCAGTCATCTACTCTCCAAAACATTACGATCGGGTGTTACCCCGTTACGCTTGCGAAGGCCGATCTCGTCGTTCGCTGTCGCGGGAACCTCGCTCAATATCCCAGGTCATCCCCGGGCAGAGGGTTGTCCTCGCCTTCAATGGGTCCACGGTTTAATACTGCGGACCGTATCTCCTTGAGAAATGCTATCTTACCCCGTAGATATTCGGTTTCAAGTGTGGAAATTGACGAATCATTCTGCTCGCGCAACTCAGCGAGTCGGTAGTCGAGCCAGGCGCAGACCTTTTTCCAGGTCGAACTCTGCTTTTCGGTATCCGTCAGCAAGACTGAGTCATACGGTTGCGGGTTGATTGCGGCTGCCATGGGTTCGTCGTAGAACTCGCGGGCCAGACTGTCGGGGTCGGCGCTCATCAGGTGTTCAGTTATGCCGGCCATGTCAGTTCACCGTGTTGGTAGCGTTGGGGTAGCAGGTGATCGCGCGGTAGAAATGACCGCCACTTTCTGCGTCCATGCACAAGCGCTCACCCGCCACCATGTCGCGGATCGCGTCCTCGGACTTGAGCCACTCTGGCACCTCTTCCGGCAGCAAAGGTTCCCAGCGGGTTTCATCCGGGACTCGCACGATCTTCCCGGACTCATCTACCCGGATCGCGCCTTGCCGATCAACATCGGCGATGCCACGGGTGATCTCGATTACGAGCCATACGTTGGTCTTGGGTGAAGCGGTCTGTGTGTTGGCCATGCGGTGCCTCTACGGTGGTTATTGCTGGAAGGATTTCCCTGGTGGAGCTAAGCCAGGCGGTTCAAACGGTGGCGCCGGCAACCGATTGGCTGACGACTCCATGGTGGCCAGCGCGAACACGGACTTGATTTTCATAAACTCGCGGGCGATGTCGGCCTTGAGTTTGCGGATGTTTCTGTCGCCCTCGGCCGCGGTGGACATCTTGTCGAGCTCGGCCTCCATTGTGTTGATGATGATCTCGAGGTTGCGGTCCATCTCGCGCTGGGTGGCCTCGTACTGCTGCTGCGACATCAGGATGACGCCTTGCTGCTGCAGTTTCATCTGATCGCGCTGGAACGCGCCCTGCTGCCTGATCTGCTCGACCATGATGCGCGGATCCTGCTGCTGGGCAGACGCCTCCATGATCTGCTGCCACTGCGCCAGCATCTGCGCCCAGGCGTCGTCGCTCAACTCGAGGTCGGCGGGATTCATGTGCCTGGATTTCACGAACTCGCGCGCCCACTTGCGCGGGTCCATGCCAAACCGCGGATCGAGCACAATGTTGTACATCTGCCCCAGCTCCTGGTTCTGGATGTCGAGCTCCACCAGTGCCTGGTAACCCTTCGTATTGATCTGCAGGTCACCCTTCTCAGCATCGGGTCCGTACATCATGTGGTAAATGTAATACCGTCTCAAATGCGGTTTCATCACATGATCTGAGAACGCCTTGGCGAGGCGGCGCTTGATGGCGTTGGTGTTCTTGTCCAGCACCTGGACCACGCCCACGCGATCCGGCACGCTGCCCATCTGGCCCTGCATCAGCATTGGGAATCCAGAGTTGTTCTCGGCCATCTGCAGACCGAAATTGATGATCGCCATCATTTCGTCGACCATAATATCGACCTTGATTTGGCCGATCGCCTTGGTCGCATCCTGGATTGTCTGGTCATCCTTGGCGATGTAGAACACCTTGCGCGGCGCGAGCCCGGCCACGCCATCTGCTGGGCGCACCACACCCTGCTTGAATACCAACATGGGCCCGCCGGCCAGGCCTTCGTTGTCCATCATCGAGCGGGTAGCGCCGACAACAATCTTCTGCGCGGTGCGCACCTGGCGACTGATGCCGATCCCAGCCCAGTAGTTGGCCCGGCGGCGCCACACGAATACATCATACGGAAATCCCGCATAGTCGGTGGTTGGTTGCGATGCCTTGATCACCCGGTGGTTGACCATGACGATCATGGCCTCGATCGTGGCCGCAGGGTTCTTACCACAATCGACGCCGGCTGCCATCAGGTCGTCTGCCCCGGCAGTACCGTGGCAGTACCATATCTCAAACTTGTCCTTGGTTTCGGTGTCGGTCGACACGCTATGCGACTCCGGTGGTGTCGCTGTGGCGCGGCATGGACCCTCGAGCATGCACAACTCAATCTGCGATTCGATGTAGTCAGGGTCATTCGCCAGCGCGCGCAGTTGACGCCTCGTGATGTAGTCCCTTTCCCATGTGTGATCGCCGTTCTGGATGTCCTCGCCGCATCCATTGGCAGGATAGAAATTCCACGGATCCACTCGCTTGCTCAACGGTTTGATGTTGTTGGCGATTTTGATGCTGCCCGCAACCTGAAACTCCTTGCCGAGCGCATCCAGTTCAACACCTGGCGGCACCCACTGCAAATCTTCGGTGGTGCGCGGTATCGGGCCTTTCAGGATACCCGTGCCAATGCGGGCCGCATCCTCGATCGCTTTGCGGCACTCGCTGTTGAAATCCCCTTCAACCTGCCAGTCCCACACACGCTTCTGGCACGCATCCGCAATGGATATCGCCAGTTGGCGTTGCTTGAACGCCTCTTCGGGCGAGGTGTTTGGATCCTGATCTGTCTGCGCATCACTGCGCGCAGTCGAGGTGGCCAACTGGTTGTCAACTGTTTCGGTACCAGGGGCAGCAGCAGGGATGCCGGGTTCCTGGTGCATGCCGGATTCCGCGGTAACATCGGCCTTGTCAGGTTGCTGCGCAGCAAATTGTGCGGCCAACTGATCCAGTTCCGGGATCGGTGTTGGCTCATACTTCCAAGGCGTATCGTCATTGGGCAGCAGGATGTCGGCGATGTGGGCCGCCGCAGATTCCACAAACGGCCCCGTGATATTGGGGAATACACGGGAGCGCCGCTGCCGGTTTGTCATCGCACCACTACCGCCGGCGGTTGGTTTGTTGCGCGCCATTGATCGCTCGTCGCCGCGGTTCAGGTCATCGACACCCTCGAAAAACTCCTCGTCCTCGCGCCAGATGTCCTCAATGCCGGATGTCTCGCGGGCAGAGATGGCAGATGAGCGGGTTTTGGCCATCGACAGACCGAATGCGTCCAGGCGCCGCAGTCGCTCCTGTTCGGCCAATTCCTCGGGGGTGGGCTCACCACCAAACGACCAGGGGTCTGGTTCGCCCTCGGACACTTGCGCTTGCGGGCTTGAATCCATCACATCACTCCATCCATCGGGGTGTAATCGTCGACCACATCAGGCCTGGTTTGCTCATTGCCAGAGTCGATGATCCGCTCGTACTCGCCACCACCGAGCAACAGGTACTCCAGGCCGTCGCACGGATGCGAGTAGCGGTTTTTGTTCGGTATGCTCTGGTATCGCTCATCGCCGGAAACCTTAACACGGAGATAGTGGTAGCCTCCAGCCATGCCCTTTCGCAATGTCTTGGCTCTGCGATGGATGAGCAATGCGGGTTCGCCAGCGACCAGGCGGGTCAATGGCTTCTCGACAGCGGCCAGGCGGCGCACGATGGAGTTGGTCGGATCCGGTGATGGGACAGCGTGAATCTTCTCGGATGCGAGTATCTGGAATGTCGTCCTGGTCTGCTTGTCGTTTGGATCGCGGTTATCGCCCGCCGGGTCACCAGTGATCTTGCCGATCTTGAGCCCCAGTGGCGAATAGAACTCAGCGACGTGCTGGCGTATGGCGTCGGCGAACTGGTAGATATTGAGCCCCTCACCCACCACCTCGGAGTAGATGCGCCACTGCCCCGTGTCCGTGCACTGCCCGAATATGGCCGCCGGCGACAAACCAAAGTCCAGGCCAATCTGAATCTTGATGCCGGGTATCGGCTCCAGGTCGTTGCGACTGTGGATTGCATCGTTGTAGTCGGGGAACACGGGTTTGCCGGCCTGCACATACCCATATTTTCCATTGATATAAACATCAATCCACTGCTGCGTTTTGCCCGCCTTCGCCCGCGCGTAGTAACCAGGGATCAGGTTGGGGATGTTCTCGGCGCCCGGCTCATATGCGCCAGGCTGCCTGAAAAACTCGAACAGTGGTTGCCCCTGGGCCAATAGCCCCATGCCGCGCAGTTCGTCCTCGGCCTGCTGCATGGAGCGCAGCATCTGCCGGCCGAATGGCGTGGTGACATCCTTTTCGGCGAGCACAGACCACCAGTGGTCATCCTCGGGCGGGTTCGTGTCCATCAGGATTTGCGGGTTGTACGGCCAGATATCGGGATCATTGATGTCAGGTTTGAATCGCCCGACGCGGCCACTCAGGCCGTCGAGGATGACCTTTGGCACCTCCCTCGCTTCGTTGATCCAGGCGCCGGTGAGCTCCATCGACAGCACTTTTTTCACATCGTCCGGGCTATCGAGCGCGACGAACATCACCTCCATGTCCAGGCCGTTCTCTTTGATGTGATGTGTGGGTGGCCCCTGGCCGACCCATCGCCCCTGATCCTGTGGCACCCATTCGTGCCAGGATTTCATCGTGGTGGTTTTGAGCTCTGGCATAGTGTTTCGCACGATCGCGTACCGGGATCGGCGAAACCCTGACTTGGTCAGTGGTTGGTCTTGCGCATTGCGCAGGATTTTCATTATGGCCGCGGTGGATTTGCCGCTACCGATTGGCCCCATGAGGCCGACGATGAATGCCTCCGACTTGATGAAGTCGAGCGCTACCGGCCCTGGCGGGTAGTAGTCAGTAACCTTTGTCATCTATGTGGTCGCAGTCTCCGCTGGACCTATATCATCGCACAGACCGCCGCGCCGGTTCTTTTTTTCGCGCTCGAGGGCTATTCGCGCTGTTTGAATTGAGAGACTGGGGTGATCGCCGCCATACCCAATCTGGCGCAGCGCCTCCTCGATCCTGGCCAGTTTGTTTTTCAGGTAGACATAGCGCGCGCGCCCGGCGACGTAACCCTTCTGGTAATCGGCAGACTTTGAACCACCGCCCAGTTCGCGCACCTGGGCCTGCAGTTTTTCGATCTCACAGTAGGGGCACGGCGATGGCGGGTTGATCGTCATGGTGTGCTGGCAGGGCCACTTGATGGTCGACCTGTGGATGTGGGGCGACACCGTGAATCGATGTTTATCGAGCGTCGCCGCTATGGCCTCGGAGCTCTGGCGCTGGTGCACGCCAGGCAATTGATCGCGGCGCTCGGCGAACACCTCGACATAGTGGCTGCCATCCGCAAACAACAGCGGCCTGCCGTCGATGTAAACCTCGATCGAGTGCTTGCTGCCATTCATTTCAAATCCGTAGTAGCCAATCATCGCGCGCCCCTTATCCAAATTTCCGTCTGAGTTGGTCTTGAATCTGCTTGGCACTCAATCCCCAAAACTGGCGGTCCTTTGCTATCCGCTCCAACTCTGCCTGGTTCTTTTCGAGTTGTCGGAGCCTGGACTCCCACCACAATTCCTTGTTGGCGCGCTGAGTCTCCTGCTCGAAATCGCCACCATCGATCCTGGTGAGTTGGCACTCGCACGTTGCTGCGCCATCAGGGCCAATCGTTGGCGATGTTACATCCCAAAATGATTCTCGGTGACATACTGAGCATCTGGAATTCTTTAATCCATGGTATTCGCGCAACACCTTCACCTCGTGCGCCGGCACGCTCCCTATATGGGAATAATCGCCGGGCGCTATCAGCGCCTTGCAACCAGGGATCAGCGGCATCAGTTTTTCCATCACAACCTCCGGTCAGAATGTCTTATCCAGTTCATCAAACAGTGCGTCGGCCCACTGGACCGCGTATTCAGCAATATCTCCGATGGTGGCAGGGCCATCCTCACTGGACGCAGCAAACCCGGCCATGATCTTTATCGCGGCGTACTCGCGCTTCGTGAGGCCGGGGTTATATGTACGAAATTCTCTGTCCGAAAGCTCTATTGGAAATGCCAATTCTTCTCCTCTTTTCGCTCCGCTCATCGCTGCGCCTCCGCTTCTGGTTTCAGGTACTCATGGATCCGAATGGAGAACGCGCCACCGCCAGTATCCAGGTCGATGTTCTCGCGCCACTGCTCGGGCAGTCTGTTCTTGAGGAAAAACTTCGCGGCGTTTACGTCGGGCGGCAGGTGCTCGGTGATATCTGTAACAGTGGCAAACCCTTCATACACCGAAACGTGCTGCTTTGGCACCGTCATCCCGACCGCGCGATTGTAGAGTCCCAGGGCCGCCTTCCCGTTGGCGATTCCCTTGCCCCTTCGCATGGCCCTCAGAAATTCCGGGTGCTTATCCTTCCAGGTTCCGATCGTTGTTTCGCTCACCTGGAATTGCTCCGCGAGCATTTTGTCGGTATAACCCGCCAGACATAGCTCGAACACCTCCTCGGCATACTCTGGTTGGTAGTCACTCGGGCGGCCGACTGCGCCGGTTTTAATTGGTGGCGGTTTCTTGGGTAATTTATTCTTCGGCCCGCGCTTTTTTGGCGGTGCCGACACAGCCTTCTTCGCTGCTGGCTTCTTCGCTTTTTTCGCTGGCGCCTTGGGCCGCGCCTTAGCCTTTTTCGCTGTCATGGTGATCTCCTAATTACTTCCTCAATCGAACAATAACACCAACCAGAATCAGGCCCAGGCCGAGTATCAATATCGGCGAGAATATCCAGGTTGCCGCGCAGTCGATCAGATGCATAAATCCTCCACCATCTGAATTCGTTTCCCGATCCAACGCATCACAGGCACCGCCATAGAGTTGCCCAGTGCCTTGTACCTGGGTCCATCCGGGCATTGGTCTGCTGGCTTGCCGCGCCACGGGATCGCAGTGTAGTTGTCCTCAAATCCC